CCAATCGGTGGCCCAAGGACACTTTGATTGATCCAAGCCGTACGAGATAATGTGCCAAAATCCCATTGCTGGAGATAAACATTATATTTCACATATGCGTTTACTTCTCCGCCATCGCTAATATTTGGATAGAACCAAGATATTTCGCCAAAGTTTGAATTAACGGCAACGCGAATTTTACTGAGATTTGTCTGATCTAAATCTTGGAATATCACATCCCAAACAGGACAAGGCAATGGAGCAACACCCGCTGATGAATATGTCCAAAATTGGCTTTGTCCCATCCAATAAATGACATTATTCAGGGAAGCGGCTGCTTTTCTTGAAATAAGACCGCAACCTGTGCCGATCTCGTTGAATGAATAAACATAGGGCTGATTGATGTATTGCATCGCCCAGCACCCAATATCCGTCCAAATCAAAGCTTGTTGTTGAGCCTGAATAGCACCAACAATCTTTGATCCTTTTGGTATGCGATAAGATCCAGCTTGATTGGTCGTTAATGCAATCCAACTTGATGTGCTGGTAAAATCATTAATATCACACCAGCGAAGAAGTAATGGATCTTGTATGCCATTTAACGTGCTGCCCCATGCCACAATTTGACGCTGCGGCATGGCCACGAAAATACCGTCATTAACAACGGGACCAGCATTATCAACAACAGCTGTTGGATTGCCTGATGTTGGATCCCAATAATAAATTGCGCCACCAACGGGGCATGCAATTAATATCTGACCCCAATTGTCCATAGTCCAATCTGTTGGCTGAATTGCATTACCTGTGGTTGGAACTATAGCTGCACCTGCTCCATAAGCACCAGATCCATATCCACCAATGCCATATCCAGTCCCTGCGGGTATAGGGCCTGTGCCAATGTAATAATCATATTGAGCTGCGCCACCGTTTTCCGAACCAGTGGTTGTCGATGATGCTGTTGTTGAACCCGTAATTACAAAATTATTAGCATCTGTTATGCTTTGGACGATGTAATTACCAAAGAATGTAATACCGCCAACAGTTGTCGAAACAAGAACTGGGAATGTATTTCCAGTAACATACCCATGATTATTTAGGGTGACAGTAACTGTCGCACTTCCACTGGTGACATTAAAAAGAGGGACAGCGCCACCATTAGTAACAGTGCTAGTAGCATAAGCAGGGTTACCAAGAACATTCGTTGCCAAAATGTCAAATGTGCCTGTTCCAACTGTAATTGTAGGATAAAACCCGTATAATATAAGACCGCCAACGGAAATTTGAGTTTTGATAAATACTGAATCATAGCTGGTGATAGTAGCGCCTGAATCATTGATTGTTACAACATTACTTCCAGACATTGTTGAAACAGAAACTGGCGTAACATTGTCCTCTATTGTGCGAGGAGTAATATTTGTCCTATTGCCATTATTAATGACGCTTAATGTATTGGTGTTGCCAGCTCCATATTCAGCGCCGACAGCAAGCCAAGCTTTTGAATTTGTGTCTTCCCATGCCCATAAGGCGCGAACAATTGAGCCAATTTTATTGGGATAATATGTTAGCCACCCGCCAAGTTTTTGAACCAAGCCAATGCCATTGCGATCAGGCACAAAACGAACCAAATTCGTAAAAGAAAGCCCAGCAGAATTGAGTGCTGGCGTTTCATTTTGATCGACACCTGGTGTTATTTTTACCGAAGCATGAGGCATTTATTGCCCCCGTGTAGGTGTTGCAGGTGGAGAAGCAGAATAAGATGTCCAAGCAGATGCCTCAAATTTCTTGCGGTATTCTTCGCCTGTCGCGCCACGGAGAAGAACTTGATATTGACCTTCATAACTCTGTGCCATCGCAGGATCATCCGACATGCGGCCAAAGTTACGTTGATAAGCACTGATGTAAACCATCGATGCCATGATCAACATGTCAGGCAAATATGTCGATATAAAGGTCGTGCTCGTACCAGCTTGGCTTTGGTTAGCATATTGGTACAGAGTTGGCATGCGGATCGTGCCCGTAATCACCAATTGGTAATTGGCATTAGGGTAAGGGCCGATTAATATATTCTGATATGTATTGCCCGCAGTTGATGCATCGCCACCGTAAACAGCGAAATATGCTGGCACATCTGTGTAAGAAGAATCATTCCACACGTTTTGCAAATATTCTTTTGTGACGGGCATTAATGGCGTTTGAGCCGTGCCATTAACAATGCTTATTGTTTGAAGGGTCACAAAATCGTTGACCGAGATCGATAAAAGATTATTCCCCTGAGACAAATAATAATTGGTATTGGTTGTCTGTGATGGCAGGAGATCAAGATCTCTTTGAATGCGGAGCTCGGCATAATTGAGCATTTGCGGGATAATGGCATTAAATGCGGGGTCAACCCCCACCACAACGCCGCTGCTTGTTGTCGTATTAACGACAGCCATAGTGGCTATTTGAGAAACGTAGCCATTATAGGTGAGCGGCGTTGTAGCAGGTGTTGTCATGGCTTAAAGCCTTTGCAGTATGCCTCACGGCGCGCGTTATTCTGTTTGACACCTTCTATTGTTAAGTCGGTATCTTGTTTTGACCATGTGATGTCTGTCCAAACACCGCAGGCGCTAGTGTCGTTCAAACTTGTCATCGTCGCGCACCCCTGCAGGGTCACGAGCAACGGCATCGCCAGCAGCAATAGCGTCGTCCGTCCTTTGGAGAGCGTCTTGAGTTGCTTTAGCTTCATATTCAGCCACCGCGCTTGATCTAATGTTGTAGTATACCCCACCAAGCACTGCTATGGCAATGATCGCTATGGCGAGATAACGGCCTATTGGTGTGAGAAATAAAGCGATCATACGCCATGCTCCTCCATGTGCTGTTTACGGAAATACCAGATTGCAAACCCAGCCACCACAACAGCAATCATGATGTCAAAATTAGTGTTTGATAGCAAACTCTGTATTTGCGTCATGAGATCATTAGCTGACTGCGCTTGACCAACAATGTCTGACGCATGATCGGTGACAGTTTTGGCGGCTCCCGCAGCACCCAAGGCCGAAGTAACAAGAGCTGTATTCCCTTGTTTGCTGTCTGCCATTGTAGGCTGTTTTGGCGCATCTGGCGTAAAACGCTGTTCTTGCTCTTCAATGGGTTTAGCTCCTGTAGTCCACCAATCTGCTTCTGCATTGCGACGACGTACAAGACCAGGCAAAACTTTACCGCCGCCACGGGTCCATTTTTGAAGCTCAGCAGGTACTTTATCAAACTGACCTGCATTAACGCATTTAAGCAGAGTTGATGAGGCTAAATTGCCTTTCCCAGCATTATAACAAAAATCAACTAAAACATCGAATTGGTGTTGCGTAAGTTCAACCTTAACAAGGCTTTCAACGTCTTTTTCAAATTTGACCATGTCAGTAGCCAAAATGCGATTGGCGTCTTCTTGTGTAATGGTCATGCCTTCAGTTACTTCAGGAGCACCAGCAGCTGATGTGTGGCCATAACCAATAGTTAGGATCCCCGCAGGGCAACGGTAAGCTGTAAGTTTGCATCCTTCAAATGGTTTGGTAAGGGCGCTTAAACCACCTTCTGACATTTGCATGGGATTAGCCTTTCACTGTGAGGACATAAGCGAAGAAAAACACGACTATAATTACCACAAATGTGATGACAAAAACACTGCCCCACACCAGTAAACCGCGTAAAAAATTCTCACGCTCCCGCTTTGCCTTTTCAGCGGCAAGACGGTCAGCTTTTTTAATGCGTGTGATTTCTTCTTGCAGGCGCATCCATTCTGGGTATCCATATTCAGACACAAACAGGTTTTGGGCTTCCTGCATCATTTTGTTGATTTGCTGTTTGGCGGCGTAGGCTTCCATAGCCCGCTTTTCCGCACTTTCTTTGGATGTAAATAAGCCGCCCTTTTTAGGCTCGGCCGCAAGGCGCGTAATTTCGCCAACAGTCCCCATGAGGGAGCTGACATCTTGCATCATGCCTTGGATTTCTTTACCAGCCGCTATGCCTGATTTAATGGCGCCATAAGCAGTCTGTGCCAGAGCAAGGATTGTTAACGGGTCCATTAAGCGCCCCTATCATTACCATTCCCCTCTGGTTGATTTGTACTATATCAATATGTCAGTTTTTTCAATTATTTGTCGGCTTTGCCATCTAATTTTTCAAAAACTTGCCTAAAAAGATCTCTAATTTCTTTCATGCCTTCAGAAAATTCATCTCTGCGTAAATAATTCGTCGGCAGGTCTACTTCAATTTTATGTAGATCCTGCCGAAGAGACGCATTCGCCTCCCATAATTGACGAGCAAACCAGCCTGTGATCATTAAGCCTGCGCCGATTGCCGTATTTATGAGAGTTTGAGTGTCCATAATTATTCCGTTGGTGCGTCTGGAGTTGCTGATTCTTCTGGAGCGGGAGCAGGAGCAGGTACAACAGCAGCGATCTGCGAATCACCCTCAGATTTAATTTTTTGGATAAGGCCGTTAACTTCAGCAAATGGCCGAGTTCCTAAAGCGGCCAAAATATAATTCACTTCATCAATAGTAAAGGTAAGCGTGACGTTCATTCTATTCTCCTGTAATAATCGCGGTTGATGTATCGCGATCAATTTTTAATACACCAAAACAACAGATATTCCAATCCTCCCCATCACGTTCATCCGTAATTGGGACAGAAATATTTAAGTGCTTGAATAGGTATTCTTTGCTGTTGTCTTCAAATACCCGCCATACATGGTCAGGCGTTCCCCGCCCATCCATGCCACGGCTTTTGTTAAATCTGATGCTATACTTTGGCATTAGATTATTTCCGCTGCTGGAGCGGGACAAGCGGGTGGCGGTGCAAATTGAACGCTAAGGTTAAAATGCACAAATTTAATTGGCTTTTTACCTGCGTGGCGACCAAATGAGTGTGGCAACCAACCATTTGTAAAGACAATCATACCAGGCTTAGGTTCAAAGTTAATCATATCGCTGGCTTCTGTAGCCATTGTAACGTCAATCTCATCCAATCCAACGATTGTCTTGGCAGGGCGTGGATCATGAATAACTAAACGTGAACAGCCTTCTGGCGTATCAAGAAAATAAAAACCTACGATTTGTGCGCC